CTCCGGTTGTTCCCAAAGTCGTAAAAGAACCAGCGGCCGGGGTCGTGCCTCCGATTATGGTGTCGTCAATCGTGCTGGTCCCGGATACGGCCACCCCGGTCAGGTTGCTATCCGAAATACCCCACTTACTAACCCGGGTATTTGTATAGGTTGACCCTGCGGACCAGAGAACAGCAAAAGCGGCCAGCAAAATCAATGTGGTTAAAATCGGTATTCTAAATTTCCTCATGGTTTCTCCTCCATCTTTTTTGGGGCCGGAGACCCGGGAAATCAGCATCCCCGGCCCCTTATTTCACCGCTCCCCGCGGTTTATGCCGAACTGTAGATAACGTACCGATAGTCCTGGGCGCCGCACTCTCCGGCATACCGGACTTTGTAACTGGCCGTGATGTCTCTGTTCCAGGAATCTTCGTTGTCCGTGCTCTTCCGAGTCAGTACCTGTAGAGGAATTATCTCCTTCCACAAGAACTCTCTTTTGAAATCCCCGAAATACCAATGGCTCGAGGAGACCGCGTCCAGGTACGGACTGGAGATTGGCGCGAACATACCTACATACGGATTGGGCTGTTGGTTCGCCCCTCCGATGAGTACCGCGCTCTTGTAGATACTGGCCGCTGTCATTTCCAGCGCTATCGGGACCAGGATGTTTTTGGCTTCCGAAATAATCGGGTCGCCGTTGACATCCGTCATTGCGGCCAGAAGTATCCGAGCCGCATTGACATCAGTGTGGTCTACCAGTGCATCGGTAACCACGTTGGCATGTCCCCCGGAATACAGGGCTGTCTGTACGCCCTTGGGGTAATACGCCTTATATCCGGTCTGGTCCTGGATGGTATACAAGATGTGTTTCTCCTTAAACGCAGCAGCGGCAAGACCAATCTTCCCGGCCTCAACCAGGATGGACCCGGTCTGGTCGTATCTTATCGCCTCTTCCGTGATGTCCAGGATGGTGCCGTACTTGTCACCGGCAATCGTCACCCAGTTTTCATCGATATCCGCATCCTTGGCGTACGGCATACCGGCCTTTACCTTCCGCATGGTTGCTTTCAAACCGAAACCGCCTACCCTGTCCGTCTCAAGAGACGAAGGGAAAGAGGTCACCAGTTTGTCGCCAACGGTCGGAGCCGCCAGGTAGGAATCCATAATCTTTTTGGAAATTAGGAGTCCCGTAAGGGTCGGAAAAGCCGTCTGGTCCACTGCCTCGTAGATTTCCCTTATCGAGAAATCATCCGGCCGGAGTTCCGGCTTCGCGTCACCCTTGGCTTCCATCAGTTCGGCGATTTTCAACGCCAAACCATCCGCGCCCAGGCTTTCGAACAAATCCTTGATGCTTACACCTTTTCTTCCTAACATGTGGTTCCTCCTTTCTGCTTGTTAAAAAAATCTTGTTCTTATCCGCCCCTTATCTTAGGCGTTGAATGTGTTAAGCAGTGTCGGCATGAGTTTTACCTTGATGTCTCCGCCGGTTGTATCTTCTTCGATGCAGAATCCAATCGGGCTGGTTGTGCCTTCCACGACTGTCTGATCTTCGCAGTGATCAGCGGAAGCGTAAATCTCTACCGCATCCCCTACGTTTATCGAAGCCGCTGTCTTCTGGGTCAGGAGCCATACTCCGGCAGTTCCAACCCTGACCGGTTCGGTCTCTCCGGAAGCCGAAGCACTTTCGGCAATCCCGATAAAAATATCCGCACACGCTTCTCTGTTTGCGGCCGCATCACCGGCATCAGCCAGGTCAGAAGCCTGGATTGCGTAATCACTGGACAACAGAACGAAATCGCCAATCTCAATAACCGTGGCACTTTCCACCGGAACCAGAATCGGCTGGTCGTCTCCGTACAAATGTCTTATCTTGTTCGCCATTTTTTTACTCCTCCTCTCTTGTTAATTGACCTTTTAGTTTTTGTTTCCCGATGTCCTTATTGTCTCTTGAGACTTTCCGCGATGTCCTTATTTGACAGTTCTTTTCCGTTGACAATAACCTTTCCGTCTTTGTTTTCCATGATGTTCTTGCCGGTACCCATATTCTTTACTCCACCTGCGGGTTTTAAGAACGTTTCCCGGTCCTCAATGAGGGCCTTCATTCCGTCCTCAACCGAAATGGTTTTGTCGCCTTCCTTTTTTTCTTGGATGGCCATCAAGGTGCTCTTGAATGTTTCCGTCTGCGCTTCGACCGGCAGTTTGCTTTCTTTCAGGAGTTTTTCCATCGTGGCTGTTTTCTCAGCAATCACTTCCTTTGCTTTATAGCCGTCAACTAAAACCTTGGCTTCGTCCAGGTCTTTTTTGAGACCCTTTACCTCTTCTTCTCTGGATGCCGCGCCTTCTGTCTTGATACTCTCTACGATGTCCTTTCGATTATCCTGCAAATCCTTCACCGTGAGTTCTGCCCATTCCATATCTCCCACCTCCCCTTTTTGTTTGCTTTCAAAGATACTCTTGGTCGTCCCGCCCTCAGGAACCAGGTCCACACTGGAACGATGTCCCCACTTAGTCCTGGGCGAGAGTTCTTCCACAATTTCAATTCCGAGACTGTTCCGGGGTTGTACCCGGCCGGCCGCGTGTATGCTGTTCCCGGCTGCCGATGGATTTTTTTCCGCAATAGACATAACTAAATTAGCGTCCGGTACGTCATAGAGGACTAAATCGTCGGCTACAATTTTGTCGGCAATCCGCTTGACGCCGCGATAGAATCCGTACTGTTCGCGTACGGAACGGCCGTTCCTGGCTTCCTTGTCTCCCGGATGGTCTATGAAAGCCGGCGCCCCTTCGAAAACTTCGGTCGCCCTATCCAGGCAATCATCGGTATAGGTGCGGTGTATCTTGCCGGCGGTATTTACGCTGTTTTTGGAGAGAAGAACGACATTGTGGATAATCTTGTTCTCGCGGTCTACCTTGCTTTCGGAGAGGACTGATTCGGTGAGGATAACTAACTTCGATTCCTTCGGCATAATGGCCTCCTTTATTTCCTGCGCCTTTGCATTGGCTATTCTTACGGCCTTCCCCTCACAATTGGCCTGATTGCCTCCGTTATGAAGGCAGAGGTCAAGGGTACTATTGGCAATCGAGACCCAGGCCGCTTTTTGTTTATCGGATAGTCCTTTTGCAAATCTGTCTACGTCTTTTAATTGCCAAGGCATCTTGACTCCAAAAAAAATACCCGACCAGAGCGTTATGCTCCAATCGGGTATTCCCGTTCGGGATTAACCGTTGCGAATCAAACCTGAATTTTCAATACCTCGGTCTTTCTGATATCGTTTATCGACCCAAGATGATAATTTATTTCTACTTTACCACAGAACTTTTGCTTTGTCAAATCGTGCAATATCTTTTTAGCCCAGACAAGTTTCGCGTCTGTATTTTCATTATACCTTGGCAATTTTTGTTTGTCAAGTGTCATTTGGATTCATCGGTTACTAATTCAAGCCAGCACTCACAATTCGGATGCAGTGGTATCGTCGGCTCATTTCCTTTTTCGTATTCCGTACCATCCAGGGCCGCACAATCTTCACAGGGATTCGCCCCGCCGGTTCTCCAGACGTAACCCATTACCCAGTCTTTATCCGCAGCGTAACGGAATTCGCCCTCATTAAAGGCGCGGTTATACTCAGTCCGCGCAAACCTCATTGCGTTCTGGTAGGCGGATTTATACACCCCAGTCCCGGGCTGGTAGGCGGCCTTCACCTTTCCGCGCAAGGTCAGGGGTTGCGAAAGAAAGCCACGGATATCCCTGCTCAACCGGGCCGCGCTGTCTCCCTGAAGAACTGCCATTTGCAATTGCGCCCGCATCGCCTTTTCCGCGGCCCAGGTCAAATCCCATACCCGGTCGGATAAAGTTATTCCTGCGGATGGGTTTTTAAGAAGGGCAGCCATCGCATTTTTGTTTATTTTGCCCCATTTGCTGTCTTTAAAGGCCTCCTCTTTAGCGTCGTACTTGCGCACCTTGCCGTCTTTGCCGATAAAGGCGCTGCCGATTTCTATCTTGATTCCCCCTTTCAATCCGGCGCCGGCCATCCCCTTTACAGCCGATTCCATCCCCAGGTTGACCGAATTACTCATACCCCGGACTATCTGGCCCTTGATTGCCGGACGCAAGGCTGCCATTTCCGCCTGAATGGTATCAAGTAGGGGTTTTAACCTGGCCGCTGGTATCTTACCCATCGTTTCGGCCTTTGCTATCCTCTTTGCGATATTATCCGCCGATTGCTGGAGAAGGTTATAAATCGCCTTCTCCTGCTCGGCTGAATAGGCAAGAAAATCCCGCCGAGATTTAGCAGTCCCTTTCTTAATCAGTTCAGCTCTTTCCGCAGGAGTGGCCATATTTACTTTATCGTTTGGGTATAAAGTTCTTCCGCTTCCAACCAATTAAACGCCAACAGGTTTATTGCGTCCATCTTTGTGTTTTTGGTAATGTTGTGGTTTATATATCTGTGCATTTCCGTTGGGATATAAATAACCCTTGTTGTATCAATGTGATGACTACAAGAACCATTAAAATGTTGGTTTAAAGGAACAAAACTAAGTTGTCTTTTGGCAGCGTTCGCTTTCCGTTGTGCTGTCCTTCCTTTCAATGTTTGGAAATATCGTCTGTGACTTTCTTTTTTTATCTCTGGGTGTTTTAGCCAATATTCCTTTCTCTGCTCACGGTTTGTTAATTCCCATTTATTCTGATATTCTCTTCTCTGTTTAGAATGTTCTATTCGCCATTTTTTACGACACACCCTCATTTTCTCTGGATGGACTAACCGATATTTTTTATTCCGCTCCTTTATCTGTTCAGGGTGTGTTAAACGATACTTTTGACACGCTTTTTTATCATACATAATTTATGTTTCCCCATCCTCCGGTGGTATCACATCTTCTTCCGGCGGTCTCTCTTGGCCGTCATTCTTTGCCTCTTCCCGGGCCAGCTCCTCCTGCTCTTCGTCCCAATCATATCCAAGTTTAGAAGAGGCCGTCCTATCCGAAACCCATCCATTAACCCTTTGCATATTCAGGGCCTCGGTCTCTTCTTTGGCGTTCCGAGATATCAGGGTGGCAAAGTCAATCTTACATTCCAGGGAGGTCGGGCTTTCTATTGTCTCAACGATATCCTGCTTCTTCTCCGCATCCCACTTTTTGACCATCCGCTTCGTTGTGGCCGGGATTTCTTTTTTATCAATCCCGTACTGAATCGCCTTTCGGTACATCACCTCAATCGGCTTAGCGAACTTATCCTGCCAGGACTCACAGGCCTTGACTGCAGGGGATTCGGCCACCATCGTGCTGCTGTAATTGGCATTTGAGGCGTCCCCGGTCACCATATACTCGGCCATCCCGGAGCCGCAAACTATCATCAACAGAAAAGCCCGGCCATCTTCTTTTGTGTCCGTGGCGTTGATGTTCAGGTTGGCGTATTCGTACTCCGTTCCCTTGTTGGCGATAATCACCGAGCCGGAAGGCGGTATCTTCTTTTTAAGCGCAATCTGTCCTGTCCTGGCGGTGGCTGCCTGGCCGCTCCCAGTAGAAAACGTATTGACATCCCCTTGAATCTTCTTAATCAGCGCGTGGACGCTCCGGATTTTATTCAGATACCAGCGGTCATTCAACCAGATTTCATATTTCTTAATCCACGGTGCAACCCGGGTGAGAAACGATACTCCGCGCTGGACGTTGCTATCTACCAGAATCTTAAAATGCAATATCTCTTCGGCTGCGATAGTCTCGGTTTCT